GGAGTTGGAGAAATTGATTTAGGACATACCAAAAACTTAATCAGATGCGCTATTACAGGGATAATTCCTCATCCTAATAACAATTATCCATTCTTATTAGTACCACCAAAATCCACAGCAACATATATAAATTGGTTTAATAAGTGGTTAAATAATCAGAACGACTTATTAATCGAGTATTATACAAAAGACCAAAAAATTGCACATTTAGACTGCAGAATACAGGAGTTTGAGTGGTCAGAAGAAGATGGAACTAAAAACATACATTATTCTATTACATTTAAAGAATATATAAATATAGCTATAAATAATGGTGAAACCAATGGAAAGAGTGTCGCAGAATCTTATGGTAGTAGTGTTTATTACGTAGGTGAAGGTGATACTCTTATTTCTATTGCTACAAAACTATTTGGAGATAGTAGCAAATGGAGTTATTTACAAAAAGTTAATGGACTTACTAACCCACTCTATTTAAACGTAGGGCAAGAAATTAAATTATATTAGCAGGAGGATATGGTTTGGCTGATTTAAGTTTAGTTGTGCAAAAATGGAATGATAGTAAAAATATAATTGAAGTAAGAGATTTATGCACAAGTATTAAGATGCACACCAGTTTAAAGAACATTACTACAGAATTACAATTTACAATTGGTTATGAGTATAGAAACTATTATTATTACAATTTCGAAATTGGAGATATAGTGTATTTTTCTTTAAATGGACAGCAAATGTTTTATGGCAAGATAACCGATAGCGAGTTTAATTTAGGCTCTAACACCCAAACATTCATCTGCTACGATTTAGTATGGTGGGTATGTAAGAATAACATAACTAAAAACTTTAACGGTGAAATGACAATAAAAGAAGCAATATGGTATGTATTTAGTTTGTTCGATTTTAGGACCTTTGATGTAGATGTGAATGAACTCGGCAAATATGCAGACATGAAAATAGGGAAACATAGGATTAAAAACAAACCTGCAAAAGATGTATTATTAGCAATTATGAGCGATGTAACACGTATGACAGGGATTTATTATTACTTACATATGGATTTTAGAGGAAGAGTTGTTATTACAGAGTGCGATAAGTATTATAGTGGACTAACTATACAGCAATCGAGTGAAGATGTAGCTGATGGTAACTTGATAGATTACACCGTTACTAGAAGTATGCAGGATATGGTTAATAGGGTTATTATATATGATAGCGAATACAAGGAATTAGTGCCATTGTACCCCGAAAATACATTAAGTGCTAGAGAAACAAATAAAAATCGCTATGGAATAATCCAAGATACAGTAGTTTTGAGCAAAGACGAAGACCTAGAAGCCTTGATAAAAGAAGCAGATGAAGATGAAGATATAGATGGATTAACTGAAAAAGACCAAGCAAAGATTGCACACGCATATAATAGCAAGATTCTTAAAATTAAAAACCAACTTCAAATAACTGGATATCCAACCACAGAAGTAATAGTTAAGTGCTTAGGTGATGTAAATTATAAGGTTGGTTATGGTGTAATGGCTAAACTTCCAGACAGCGAGTTCTATGACAAGTTTATGTATATAACAGCGAGCGAGTTTGATTTTATCCCAAATTCCGATTATTGGATAAATACATTAGCATTAAGTACAAGTAAACATAAGGAATTAACTACATGGGCAGATATTGAGGAAGTTGTTGTAGATAAGAATGGTAATATAATTCAAGGAGAAGGTAGCACAATTGGAAACAGTATGGTTGTTGCTAAAGCTTTAGAATGGGCATATAAGACAGCTAACGATAACAGTATCGGTTATAGTCAACAGAACAGATGGGGCGATCCAGATTATGATTGTAGTTCTTTTGTTATATCTGCTTATAGATATGGAGGTTTATCTCTTGCAGCTGCAACTTATACAGGTAATATGTACGATACTTTCCTAGCAGAAGGATTTGATGATGTTACAAATGAGGTTAATTTAGCCACAGGTGAAGGACTAATAGCAGGAGATGTATTGTTAAATATTATAATGCACACAGAAATATATACTGGAAATGGTAAAAAGATAGGTGCACACTCAAGTAGATTACCAAAATCCGACCAAATTTCTGAAAATAATTATAGCAATTATCCTTGGGATTATGTATTAAGATACGCTGTTACAGAAAATGAAGGAGAAGATGAAGGTAGCTCTAGTGGTAATAGTGGCTTTGTTTCTAATAAATACATAGAATTACTTAAAGATTTAGAAGGGTTTACACCTACATGGGACAATTCAAGCAAATATGGTGCTATTGGTTATGGAACAGATGCAAGTGGTAATGTTGGTAAGAGATTAAAAGCAGAAGGAGTAACAGTTTGTAATAAACAACAAGCTACAGAGTGGCTTAAAGAGGAAGTTAATTATTGGGCTAAACAAGTTAGAAATAAGTGTGCAGATATGGGAGTTACTCTACCACAGCAATATTTTGATGTTATGACAGATGTTTGTTACCAATGGGGAAACCAACAATGGGCGTTACTAGATTTAATGGCGCAGGTAGGAAATAAATCAGAAGTCAAATCTTATATATTAGGCCTTGGCTATCCAAGAAGAGATAAAGCAAGAGTTAATATGTTAGATGGTAGATATGAAATAGACGAATAGGGAAGTGATTTAATGTTAATAGAAGATATATTTATGGAATCCTTTAGGAATAGTGCCATGGAATCTGTAGACATTAAAGAAACAGCTATAGGGGTTGTAGAATCTGTAAATCCTATACAAATAAAAGTAGATGGACTTATATTATACTACAGCGACCTTTATATTAATTGCGACCTATTAGAGCATACAGAAACATTTAAAACACTCACAGGAACTGTTGGAGATAGAACAACAACTATCTCTAATGGTTCTATTATTTTTAATAGCAAATTAAGTGTAGGAGATAAAGTGGCTCTAAGAGAAACAACAGATGATCGATATTATGTTAGTGGTAAAGTAAAAGGAGGAATATAAATGGATTTTTTACCAAGTATACCAAGAATTAAAACGTCAACAATGAATAATAAAAGCGCTGATATTCCATTATTAAAAGAGTATGCTTGGGACTTTGATAAGGATGATTTTCTATTAGAGAATGGAAAATTTGTAATAGTGGAAGGGCTGGAAGCATTAAAAATTAGAAATTATTTTCTTTAAAAATATATAAAGGTAGATTTTTTATTTATAAAAACAAAGCTGGAAGTAGATTAAAAGATCTAATTGGAAAAGATAGAAATTATGTTAGTCTACACGTTAAGGAAATGATAGAAGAAGCATTATTAGATAATGTTTATGTGACGGGAATAGAAAACTTAGAAATAAGATATAACAACGGAAAAATAATTGTAGGATTTACAGTTTTAAATATATATCAGAATTACACAAGAGAAATAGAGATTTAATAAAGGGTGTGAATGCATGACTTATTACAAAAGCGCTGAACAATATTATAAAGAAATGACGAGCACACTAAAAGATGTTGATACAGGTGAACGAAGCTTAATATACAACGCTAATATGCCTATATCTATGGAATTAAGTTATAACACAATGTTATTGGACGAGTTAGAAAAGCAAATACACGCCAAATCAGCCTTAGAGAGTGGATATTATGATAGCTTAGTTAAAATATGTGCAGATATGGGCGTATACAGAAAAGAACCAAGTACAGTAAATGGCATGGTAACTATAACAGGTGATAAAGGGACTATGGTACCAAAAGATTTAGCTGTAGCAACAAAATTAGGAAAAGTTTATAAAACAACTATTCAAACGAAAATTCCAGATAGTGGGGAAATAGATGTATTTGTACAAGCAGAAGACGTTGGAAGTTCTTATAATACAGATATTGGTGATATTTGTGCTTTTCCAATTTCATATAAAGGGATAGAGAGTGTTACAAATAAAGAAGCCTTTACAAATGGATACGATATAGAATCGTATGAATCTCTGTATCGTAGGTATGAACTAAAAGTACAAACACCTGCTACATCTGGAAATAAATATCACTATGAACAATGGGCATTAGAAGTTACAGGAGTAGGTAGTGCAAAATGTATACCTGGAGCAGGAACTGTAAAAGTGATAATTACAGATAGCAATAAAAGAGCAGCAAGCAAAGAACTTATAGAAAAAACTTATAATCACATTGATGAAGTTAGGCCACTTTTAGCTGGAACTTTAGAAGTAATTACAGTAAAAGAAATACCTATAAATATTACTGGGAATGTAGAAATAGACACAAGTGTTACTCTTGGAGAGGTTCAAACAATATTTAAAGAACTTGTTAAAAAATATTTAGATGATAAGGTATATAAAACTAAGAAAGTAAATATAGCAAAGATACAAGGGTTATTGATAGATATAGATGGAGTTATAGATTATGAAGATGTTAATATAAACAGCAATACAATAAATATAAATCTGGCATTACATGAGATTGCAGTACTGCAAGATATAAGTTTAGGAGTGATGTAGTTGGATATAACTAATTTTATTGCAAAACTTAATAAATTAGATGGTAATACCTATACAATTGAAGAAATAGTAACGCCAGTAGATGGTGTATATGAAGCTGAACTTATTCATGATAACGTTGAAGTAAATACAATTAACATTTATACAGGAAGTAAGCTTACAGGAACTAAGATAAATACATATACAACTTCTACACCTTCTCTAACTCCATGGAAAACTAATATTAAAATATTTTCTACAGAGCCAGTTTTATATGTTACTTATGAAACAACGGGCGATACAGTAGAAGCTGATGATGTAAATGACCTACAAGATGCTATCGGGTACACTCAAGAAGCTTTAAATGCTGAAACTGATAGAGCAATAGAAGCTGAAAAACAACTTCAAACTAACATAGATAATGAAAACAAAAGGGCTGTTCTTGCAGAAAACTTACTTATGAAGAAGTTAAACGAGGAAATAACAAGAGCAACTGACTCAGAAAATACTATACAAACCAATTTAAATAACGAGATTACAAGAGCAACTAATAGAGAAGATGCTTTAGAAGCAAGTATTAATGCAGAAACTACTAGAGCAACTAAAGTAGAAGGAGAAATAACAACTAGTTTAAATGCAGAAATAAGCAGAGCAAAATTGGCTGAAAGTACGCTTACAATAAATCTAAATAATGAAATTACAAGAGCAACTAAGGCTGAACAAGCTATCCAAACTACAATATCTACAAATAAACCAATTTGGGATGATAAATATACTAAGGCAGAAATAGATAATAAAATTAGCCAAGTAGTTAGTAATATGGATTGGAAAGAATCTGTAGCGACTTACAATGATATAGCTACAACTTATCCTAGTCCACAAGATGGATGGACAGTAAATGTTAAAGATACAGATATTACTTATAGATGGAGTGGTACAGAATGGATTGAAATAAGTGCAAATGCTATCCCATTAGCAACTAGTAAAGTTGATGGAAAAATGTCTAAAGATGATAAATGGTTTTTAGAAACAGTTAAAGGTCTTTGGAATAGCGTTACAACACATATAAGCGATGCTGTAAAACATATAACTAGTGCTGAGAGAACATTATGGAATACAGTAAGTAATAAGGCAGAAAAATCTCATACTCATACAAAGAATCAAATAATTGATATGCCTACCAAGTTGAGTCAGTTTACTAATGATAATGGTTTTATTACAAGAGATCAAATTGATACTTCTCAAAATCATACTCATACTAATAAATCTACATTAGATAAAATAAGTGATACTGATTTGAATAGGATAAGAAGCAGAGGAGTTGTTACGCCAGAGACAGGCACAACAATTCCCGCGATAAGTGGAATGTCTATGACACAAGCTTATAATAATGGATATCCATCCAATTACGGTAATATAATAAGTCTTAGTGGTTCAGGACATGGTGAGATATTTGTAGGATGGTCTGGTACTTCTGGAGCCAATGCTCCAGTATATGTAAGAAGTAAGAGAGATACTGGCAATGCAGACTGGTCTCCATGGGTACAATTTTATACTTCAGCTAACCCACAACCTTCTACGGCAAGTGCAACCAAGGCAACACAAGATTCTGATGGGAATCAAATTAATACAACTTACGTTAAAAAAGGCACTACATGGAATGAACTGGAGGGAATATAGATGTATTATGGACAATCCAAGTATGGAGTATCTAAGTATGCAGAGAATATCCCGACACAAGATGAGATATTAAAGAATTATCCAGTAGACTTAAGTAAATACGTTCCACAAGATATCTATAATGGTAATATTTTTAATAAAATATATAAATCACAAGAATATCAACTTGGAGTTCTCTATTGGCAGATTGATGATCTATTAAAACAATGTTTTATAGATACTGCCACATGGGGACTTGTTTATTGGGAAGAAGAATATGGAATAACTACTAATCTTAATTATAGTTATGAGGAACGTAGAGAAGTTGTTAAAGCAAAGAAAAGGGGACAGGGTACTTGTACTAAATCATTAATTAAAAATGTTGCTGAAGCTTTTAGTGGTGGAGAATGTAATGTAATAGAAAATACAGCTCCATACACTTTTACAATACAATTTGTTGGAATTAAAGGTATTCCTAAAAATATGCAGGGACTTATTAATGTAATAGATGAAATTAAGCCAGCACACTTAATATATGATTTTAAATATACTTATACATCGTGGGATTATTTAGATAGCAAGAATTTAACTTGTAATGAGGCAGAGAAAATTACATGGGATGATATAGAAATTTATGATTAAGGAGATGATAAAATGAGAATAAGTTCTAATTACGGATTAAAGCTAATGGAAGGAACGGACAATGTTAAGAGGCAAGATTTTGTAGATAATTTTACAAAGATAGATACAGAAATGAGAGCAATAGAAAATGGAGGATATCCAATAGTAGAAGCTACAGGAACTAACGCATATATTGGTGCTAATGTAAGGATTCAATCTTTAAAAAAAGGCACTAAATTAACTCTATTTGTAGGAACAAATGCGACTGGTAATTGTAGTTTGAATTTAAATTCTTATGGAGCTAAGAACATTAAAGATAGCAATGAGAATATTGTAACAAATATTAAAGCTAATATACCATATAATCTTTGTTACAATGGTACGGATTTTATATTACAGGGTAAAGGAGGTGGTGGAAACTTAATCCCTAAGTATTTATTAGCTGGTTATTATGGAGAAGGTGATAATGGACGAGTAGATGGTGCTATGGTTAATCGAGGTGCAGTAACTCAAGCGTTAGGACTCAATGGAAGCTTAACACTTCCGGAAGGTTATTATAATAGCGTTAAAATAGCACAGACAATACCATCAAGAGGAAATACTAGTGGTAATGTCGGTACAAATTGGTGGTCTCCATATAATGTAGTAAGTGCAGGAAATTATCTACATTATAAACCTAACAATGCAGACAACGGAGTAATGGCTTATTATGGAGATTGCTGGATATCAGCGCCTTTTTCTACAATAGCAAATATTTTAGGAATAACAGGCGATAAAGTAGTAGCAGGTAATAATATTTGTGGTGTTCAAGGAGCTGCAACAATTCAGAGCATGGGTAAATATGTTGAAGTAGAAGATGGTAGCGTAGAGGTATATACAAACACAGAAGGGGCAGAAGAATTTAAGATAACAACAGGATTTAGACCGCGTTTTGTTATGGTAAAATACTTCCACAGCAAATACAATGGAACAACTTGGATGCTATTTAATTATACAGGCGACAAATGGTTTGGTATGGGTAAGAGAGACAATAACAGTACAACATCTACATATAGTACAAGTTCAGTTATGAGTACAGTTAAATTTGTAGACGATGGAGTTATTATTAAAGCGAGTCCTTATAGCAGATATAGAGTAGACTGGATAGTTTCAGAATAAAAACAGAAATAAAATAAGGAGTTACAATAATATGAAAACACTAATAATATACGATTCCAGTGGTAATATTTTATTTACAAAAGCACCAGTAGAAGAAAATGAAGTTTTTAAATATATAATTTCTGATGTGCAAACGATAGACAGCCTATAAGAGTAGAAAACAATGAAGCAATTTTAGATGATACAGAAGAAGTTAAATCAGCAAAAAAGAGACTAGAGGAGCTCGAAAAAGAAAAATTACAAATAAACAAAGCTTGTTAGATATGGAGAGTGATTTATAATGAAAACAGATAATTGGATTTATGATTATATCTATGACTTAGTTGAAGCAAAGTATATAAGTAGAGAAAAAGCATTAGGATATGCTGAAAATTTTTATAATAAGAAAAAAATAAGTGATGAAGAATATAAAGACTTAAAACTTTTTATAGAAAGTACTTACGAAAATTAAATAAACATGGCAGCAATTTTAGACTTTTTATAGGTCTTTTTATTTTGCTCAAAAATTAAGAGAGGAGAGAATATTATGTTTAATAAAAAAGTATTTGAAGTTTATCTTAATCAAGAAGGGGCGGATTGTACTATTTATACAGAAATTAATACAAATATTGAAGCAGATGGATTAATAACAGATTCTGAATTAGAACAAATAAGAGATATAACCTTAAATATATGCAAAAGAATAAATATTAAGAATGGAGATCATGAACTAAAATTACCAAGTTCACTTAACTAATGAGAATAAAAATAAGTAGATTTATAAGAAGGTGACATATGGAAAATGAATTATTAAAAACTATAGTTAGTCAAGGAGCATGGGCAGTATTGTTTGTATGGCTGTTTGTAGATACTAGAAAAGAAAGTAAAACTAGAGAAGAAAAATTACAAAATATAATAAATAAGAATCAGGAAGTAATTTCTGAATTAGCAGAAAATTTGATGTTGTTGAAAACATAGAATCTGATGTAAAAGAAATAAAATAAAATTAGATGGAAAGGAAGATAAATAATGATCAAAGAAGTAGTTTGGGAATGGAGATATTTAATTGCTTTTATATTTGCTGGTGGATTTTATAGCTTTTTTGAATGGAACAATGTAAGAAATACTATTTATAAAGCTATGCTTGCAGCTAAACAATTAGCAAAAGAAAAGGTAATAAGTGGTGGAGAAGCACAGGAAAATTGGGTAGTAAATAGAGTATATGCTGCATTGCCAGCAAGAGTTAAATTAGTACTATCTGAAGATACTTTAAGAGAAATAATAAAAAATCTATATATTAAATCTATGGATTATTTAGATGATGGGAAAATAAATAACTCAGATTCAGATTGTAAAGAAAATGAAATAGCAAAATAATTTAGAGCAGTCTTAATGGCTGCTTATTTTTTATACAAAATTTAAGAAAAATATAAACAGAAAGAAGATGATCTTATGAGAGAATTAACAAAAATAACATGGAAAGAAGTAAATGGTGGAAAATGGTTAGCTTATGATGAAAACGGAACACAGATAACTGGATGGTTACATGATTTAACTAGAGACACTTGGCATTACTGTTACAGTGATGACACTGCTACAGGTTGGTTTAAGGACACAGATGGTAGATGGTATTATTTTTTTCCGAAACAATGTGTAGATTATAATAGACAAATGTATCGTGGTGAAATGAAAACTGGCTGGTTACAAGATAGCAATAAGTGGTATTATTTAGTACCAAAATCTATACCTTCAAACGCTATTTATCGTGGACAGATGTTATATTCTACTAAGGAAACTATAGATAGTACTGATTATACTTTTGATGAAAGTGGTGTATGGGTAGAAAATTCTACTGATGGGTTATCAGATAAAGGAGCAGAGTTTATATCATCCTGGGAAGGTTATACTAGTACATGGGAAGATGTAGGTGATGGTTACTTGACTATAGGAATTGGACTAGCTACTTCTTCTACTTTAGGTAAGCAAGTATATGCAAGTGGGGTAAGAAGTTGTACAAAAGATCAAGCATATGACTGGTTACACGAAGAATGTGAATCATGTTATACTACAATCAAATCTAAATTAGATAGCAATGGAATTACTTTAGCACAAAATCAATTAGATGCATTGATATCTTTTGCATATAATTGTGGGACAAGTGCTTTGTTAGGCTCAACATTATTCAAGAATATATGCAATGGAGTTACGGATGCAAATATAATCAAAAGTAATTTTGAAGCATGGTCATATTGTAATGGTGTAGTATGGGAAGGTCTTAAAAAAAGAGAACTAGCGAAGCAAATCTATATCTATATGCAGACTATACAGGAAATATTTAGTATGATATAATACTTAAAACTACAAAATAATTACACAAAAAGGCAACATGTAAGATTAATTTCTTATGTGTTGTCTTTTTTATTTTATGGACAAGATTACCAATAATGTTGTAAAATAAAAGAAAGCACATTTTATTGACGTTAGCAGTGCTTTCAAGTATAATGAAGTATTCAATTTGTATGTCTTTATTATACTTGTTTTATTTATGAAAAACAAGAGATAATGGAGGTAAAAATGGATTTTTCAAATGTTAAAATAAACAGAATAGTCATACATGAGGTTTTTAAGTTAGGAGATAATAAGGAAGTTATTCCACCTAAATATGGCGATAAATTATCTAATCTTGATATAAATGGTAAAAATGTATTGCAAGAAAGAATAGTTAGTGCTATTGGAAGTGATTCCCGAAGTATTGAGATGGAAATAATTGATTTCAAAGAAGATAGTTGTGTTAGTATTGTTAATAATTTAATTGATGTTGGAGATGATGAATTTATAGAAATTTCTAAACAACTAGCTTATAAATTAGCACATACACAACTGAATAAAAAAATAAAGGTGGAATTGTTGTAATTGTTCAAGGTACATGTGGAGGACAAACATCTAAAAGATTTATTGCCATAATAAAGGCAGAATTACATAGTGGTTTTACTAGAGATGATTCAATTGCATTACAATTTATTTCAGAGTTATTATTAACTCCACAACAGAAGTTATATAAAATAGCAGCATTTATAGAAACTGAAAAAGATGAAGAAAAACCTTTAAACGAGAGATTTAATCTTATAGTATACGATAATAACATGAAAAAGGCTGAAACTAAGGATATGGCAACTTATTTTTATGCTACTTTTTTAGGAAGTGAATTTAAACAGAATAGTAAGCTTATAACTATGAATTTCTATGAGTATACTAAGAAGTTTATAAATGAGCTAGATATTTCAGATGAAGAAAAAATAGATTTAAATTCTACACTTAGAACTTATGTTAAATCAGCTATAAATACTACTATTAACGTAGATGAATTTGCAAGTGAATACTTAGCAGAAGATTTTAGAGATGATTATAAATTAAATATGGAAGAATGCAATATTCCATTAACTACTATAGCTAAGGACACTACATTTTTAAAGCATAAATTAAGAGAAAGAAGAATAAAATTTACTAATGATTTTACATTAGTGGGACCAGAAGACAAATTCAATGAGTCTATTAAAGTAATGGAGCCAGACGAGAATGGTAATATTATATTAGGAGATACTGCTAATACAATAGTATTAGCGATTTCTGGTAGAATAAAAGAGTAGAGTGATGGATAGAGAGAAAGAGTTTATTGAAAAGTATGAAAAAGAAAAATTATATTTATCTAGTTGGGGAAGCTTTATAAAGGAGTATATAATAAAAGGGATAAATGATAAAGGGAAAAAAGAAAGTTCATTTTTAAAAGTACCACTTGAGGTAAATATAAAAAGTAATAGTTCAATAATTGAAAAAGCATTTTATAGAGATAAAGGCTATGATAATCCACTTAAAGAGATAACTGATAAAGTTAGATTAAGAGTTGTTGTTTTATTATTAGAAGAAATTAAAATTATTGAGGATATTATTGAAGAGTGTACTTGTTGGAATGCTACTAGAGATAAGGATTTTGAGGAAGAGAGACTTGAAAAACCAACAGTATTTGAGTATCAATCCGTTCATTATATTTTAAGATCAAAAGAAGAATTTGAATACAAAGGATATAATATACCTAAGGGAACTTCTTGCGAATTACAGATAAGAACTTTGTTACAGCATGCATATAGTGAATTAACACATGATACAGTGTATAAAACACAGAAAATTGTTAAACCTAATATATATAGATTAGTAGCTAGAAGCATGGCTATGATTGAGACAACTGATAATATTTTTGAGGAGGTTAGTAGTGTTATGAATGAAGAAAAAAAATATATAGATGCATTACTACCAACTTTAAATAGTGAGTATGAAAAAATTGTAACTTCTGATTATAATGAGGGAATAAATGAAACTATTTTAGAACATTATAAAGATCAAATTGAAAATATTAGTGAAGATAATTTAAAAAATTTATTAATGAGTATAGAGTCATACTCAATGATCAGATAAAAAATTGGTATGATAGTTCATTATTATTTAGGCAACCTATAGTTTTATTAATGTTCTATTTGGTAAAAAAATCAAGAACAAAAACTAGAAATCTATGGCCATTTACTGACGATATATTAGATCCTATATATACGGCATTAGGAATTTCAATAAATAATGATTAAAGAGAGTATTATTAAAATGCTCTCGTTAACTATTTAATAGAGATTCGGCTATGTTTTCAGATTTTTTCTCTATAGACTCCAAGAATTTTCCCGATGAAAAACCAATTAAGAAAGAAATAAACATACACACATCAGTAAATGACGAACTAATTGTATTATCATTTTCGAATATGTTAATCAATCCAGCTTTTAATCCGATTATCAAAAGTAAAGTGAAGCAAACTGAAAAAATAGGTCTGATTATAAAATATAGAATTGTTCCTAAAGTTTTTAGAGAACCTTCATTTTGTATAGTAAAGTTAGAACTTAGAAGCATTTTATATATTTTTCTTATATAAAACATAGAGCATGCCATAAGGTTAGTAGATATAGAGCCAATTACACAAAAAGTAATTTGATTTGATAAAATATTATTTGTTTTGTCAAATTTATAAATTAGATTAGTTCCACTACTAATTAAAATAATATTTATCGTAGAAAATATTGATAATATTAATAATATTGGAAAATAAAATAATAGAATTTTTATTCCTCTAGATGTTATTTCTCCAGAAAAATTAATTTGTGACATATAATTCGTCCCCCCTAGAATTAAAAAACAAGATAATTATATAATAGCAAATCATGTAAACAAAGTACATAATTCACTGTTATATTTGCGAAGAAATAGTTTATATTATAATTATAAAAATATTGAATAGTAAATTTAATAAGTGCAATATGTACAATTATGTAATAATAACACTAATTAAGAGTATAACTTAAAAAAATAAGCAGTAGTCAAGCAAATCTTACTACTGCTTTTAAAAATAAAATACAAAAAAGAGTAGCTTAATCAATAAAAAAGCTACTCTTTTTTGTTTGGAAATTTTACATACAAAAATTAATATTATGAAAAATTATTATAGTCAAGAGATATTATAATTTATTATTGATATAAAGTAAATATTAAAAAATAATTTAGGTTAAACATATTTATGAAAAAAATGATGAAAAATATAGAAAACAAGGATAAAATATGATAATATTAAATTGAAAAGAGAAGAACCCTAAAAATATATTTTCCTTTTTAAAACGAAAAAGAGTAGCTTATTCAATAAGAAAAGCTACTCTTTTTTGAAAAACTTACATACCACGAAAAATTAATATTTTTCAATTAATAGTATAACTTACAATTATAATAAAGTAAATATTGAATTTTAAAAATAACCACTTTACATGCAAACATATGTTCGATAAAATATATATGAAAGTATTTTAAAGAAGGTGATTATATGTTAAATCCACCTATATGTAGAGTTGGAGGAAAATCAAAACTAAGAAAAACTATATTAGGAATGATTCCGAAACATACTTGTTATATAGAGTTATTTTTTGGAGCAGGATGGGTTTATTTCGGTAAAGAACCGAGCAAAATAGAAGTTGTAAATGATATAGACAAAGAACTAATAAATTTATTTAGAAATATAAAGTACCATGCTCCAGAAATAGATAGATTATTAGAATATGAGTTTAGTGGACGAGATATATTTGAAGAATATAAAAACTGTACATTAGAGTATATGACAGAAATTCATAGAGCAATAAGATTCTTATACTTAATTACACAAAGCTTTGGCGGAAAAGGTAATAATTATGGATATGGAACAACGACTAAGTCAGGACAGCAAATATTTTATAAAGATATGCTATTAAAGTTAAGAGATAGACTAAAAAATACATATGTAGAGAATTTAAGTTTTGAAAAAATAATTGATAAATATGATAGAGAACATAGCTTTTTCTTTTGTGATCCTCCATATATTGAAACACGTGATTATGGAAATAAATTTAAAGAAGAAGAACATAGAGAATTATCAGACAAGCTAAAAAATTTAAAAGGTAAATTTCTATTAACAATAAATGATCATCCTTTATCAAGAGAATTATATAAAGATTTCAATATAAAAGAAGTCCAAGTAAATTATTCTGTATCTAAAGAAGCCAAAGCAAGAGGAAAATATCAAGAGTTAATAATAACTAATTATTAG